ATGGAAGGTGATCCGGTCCGCATCATTCCGCACAGCCCGAAGGGCATTCCCGCCACTGGCAGCTTCGAGGTCCAGTTCGCTGACGGCCGGCCCTCGGTCTACTTCTATTGGGATGACAACGCCGGCCGGCGTGCGATCACAATGAACATTACGAGCCAGGACGAGGCCCGTGAGGCAGCGAGGGCGCTCGCCCGGACCGAACTGAATCGCCTCCGCGGACTCGAGTCGTGATGAGGATCTGCCTGCTTTGCGGCAACGTCGGCTTCGTGTGCGAAGCACATCCCGACCGACCCTGGATCGACGGTCCAGCCGGCTGCCGGTGCGGCGCGCCCGGCGACCCCTGCCCTCTCTGCAACCGCGCGCTGATCGAGACAGACAGGCCCGTGATCGACACGGCCGACATCGACGACGCCACCGAGGCTCTCGCCGAGATCGCCTCGCGACACCTGCGGCGGCTGCATTGATGGCGCGCCGGCCGCTTGACCTGCCGCCCAAGGTGGCCCGCGAATTCCTGGCCGATCTCAAGGCCTATCGAGCCGCGACAACCGGGCTGGCAAAGGACGAGATCGCCGCCCGGCAAGGGCGAGCGCTGCGAGAGTACCTGCGGCCCTCCGATGGCCGATTGCGGCTGACCGACGTTCGCAACCTCATGGATGCGATGCTGGAGGAATTGAACCCATAGGTTGTTTTTACTGTTGACGCACGCGTTGATGGTGTTATGATGCCTTCATAAGACGGGCCGTGGTGAGATCGAGGTCAGCCCAGAGCAAAGGGCGTCAAAGAGATACACCCGAGGTAGCCTCCCGGCGCCAGAGCAAAACCCCGCCCTCACCCGGCGGGGTTTTCCAGTGCCAGGGTTACCCCTCCGACGGCATGTAGGACGCCTGCGCCGACACCGAGGCCGCATTGAGCGGATTGCTGCCATCGGCCAGCAGCACCTCGCGCCAACCCACGTAGCCATTGCACGAGACCGCGATCAGGTGACCTTCCGGCGCGTCGTCGGCGAGCAGGTCGATGACCGCAGACGCGTTCGCCAGCGCAGCCGCCTTGTCGCGCGCGTGGATCGGCTGCGACACGACCACGTTGTCGAACGCAGCGGCAACGGCCGATTTTGCAGATACCTTCGACGTCGCCCTGATGTTGAATGAATAGCTCAAAGTCGTCTCCTCTTGCAGATTGCCGGCTGCCGGCCGGCGCGGATCTTAGTCGTCGTCCCGTATGAGCGGTTGACGCGGCCGCCGCTCCAGCTTTCCAGCCGGCCGCGCGCGACGTCGCTGTCCCTGATCGCGCCGAGCGCCTCTTCGCGATCCTTGGCCCGACGACGCTCGATCTCCTCCCGGGAGAGATTGAGTGGCTTGCGCATCTCACGCTCCCCTCATCAGCGCAGCGATCGAGAGTCCGATCACCGCCACTGTCACCAGCAGGATCCGGATCACGAGCATGCCGACGTTGCCGTGACCCGCGCGGGCCGTACCCCAGGCCGCAAATAGAATGGCGATGGCGTCGAGCATGTGACGATTCCGATTTTCGAGAATGGCTATTGGCGCAGCACCGGGCCGCGTTCGAGCGAACGCACGCGCGCCTCGTGATCCGCGAGACTCTGTTGCTGGACCATCAGCTGCTGCCGCAGTGCCTCGATTCGGCCGGACTGCTCGATCTGCACGATCCGCATCTGGTCGATCTTGTCCGCGACCTGGTCCATGGAGGAGATCATGCGGCCTCCGATCGAGAAGCCGATCGGCAACAGGATGGTGGTCGCCACGATCATGCTCGCTCGCGACCAGGCTTTCAGCAGCACGCTGTCGACGAGCTTCTCGCTGACCGTCTTGTCAGCGCTCTTGTCCGGTTGGCTCACCTGTCATTTCCCGCCTGTTGCGCGCCCGGCAAGGGACGCATTTTGCCCCGATGACGCACGAACGCTCGTCAAGATGCCGGGCCCGGCGCGGTCCGCGGGTAGCGGCGCGCGCCGGGCCGATTTTTGCCCAATGGCCTCAGGTGCCGGTGACGCTACTGTCCTTCGCGAACAGCAGTCCGATGCCAGCGGAGATGTTCGCGATATCGGCCGGCGTGATGCCGCTGCTCGAAAAATGCGAGATCAGGCCTCCGGCAGCGGTCATCAACGTGCCGACACCCAACAGCGTGGTCTTCCAGTTCTTCAGCATTCCAACCTCCTTCAGCCCGGGGATGGGATCGTCGCGCCGATCGGGCTGAGGATCGGCGAATTCGGCATGTCCCTGGTGAGATGTCCGATCAGCTCGGCAAGAGCCCCGAGCGCATCGCCGCCCTTGTGAGCGGCGATGTCCTGCAGCGCCTTCTCGACGAAGGGGATCGCAACGGCGATCATGGGCTGCACCGTCGCGACCACGGGCGCAGCGCCCGGCACGAACATGCTGGTGACAGCCGCGACGGTCGGCTCGATCTTGGCGGCTTCCTCGACGAACTTATCTGCCGCGTCGGCGGCTTGGGCGATATCCATGTCAGGTGACCTTTGGCTGTTGGGGCTGATCGATGAATTCCCAGTCAACGAGCCCCTTGCCGTCGAGCTGGATGGCCGATGCGGCCGCGAAGGTGAGATCGATGCCGGCGCGATTGGTGCGCCGGCCGCGGCTGTCGGTGCCGGACTCGGCCTGCGGCCTGGCGCCTGCCTGCCAATAGGGATCGCTGGTGTTCCAGGGCCCGACGTCGACGATGTCGCAATCGACCGAGCGAGATCCCTTGGTGACGCGGACGCGGGGACGCTCGCCCTCGAAGCGAAACGGCAGCGCCACGCCCGGCTTGCCGTCCTCGACCATCCCGCCATAGGCCGAGGCCTCGCCGTTGCCGAACATGGTCGCGACGATTGCGGTCTGCCTGGCGCCAGGCGCCGCAGCGGCGGCCGTGTGTGCGCTGCCGGGCGCGACCTGGATACTGGCCGCGGTGCCCGCCGGCATCACCACAGGGCCGCTTGTGGGCAGGGCTACGCCCTTCGGCCAGAAGTAGCCGACCAGGCCGAAGCGCTCCGAGGCCTTGGGCAGCGCCTCGATCTGGACCATGTCGTTCTCGTTGCCGCCGAGCGTCCAGACGCGGCTCGAGTCCTCTCCCCAATAGAAGCCGACATGGCCGAGCGTCGAGCCCTTCTGCCCACGCCAGAACACGGCAATCGCACCCCGCGCCGGCTGCTCGATCGCGATGAAGCCGGGATGCGTCCGGAACGACTGCGAGGCCGCAGATCGCGTGCCCGCGACGCCGGACTGCTCCAACATCGCGTTGACGAAGATCGCGCACCAGGGATCGCCGTCCGCCCCGCAATGCGCCATGGCGATGAAGCGGTCGATGCCGTGGTTATCGCCGGTCTCGCGGAAGCCGATCTGCGCGACGGCGGCGGCCATCCATGGCGCCTCGACGGCGGCAGGCTTGGGCGCAGGCAGCCCCGGCTTTGCATCGACCGCGATCACGGCCGGCGCCGGCGCCAGCACCGCGGGCGCGATCTGCCGTTGCGCGACCGGCTGGCCGGCGAGCAGCCGCGTCATGTCGGAGAGAACCGTCTGCAGCGCGCGGTTCGTCTGTGCGAGCAGAAAGGCCATGCCGCCGAAAACGATTAGAAGGTCGGACTTGGAGAGCAAGTTAAGTAGAATGTCGGGCATGCTGCCCCTCCTGATCAAAGCGCGCAGCCGCAGGCGGCCGTGACCGCCGGCACGCGCTTCAGTTGCTGATGATTTTCGGAATGCGTCAGGACCGCCCGCATGGCGGGAAAGGTAGACTCGAAGGCCGTGCGCGTGCCGGCCGCTATTGGCGACCACTTCCACGGGCGGACCTTGCTGTCTGGCCGGACTACCGGCGTCAGATCATCGCTTGGAGTCGGCGATCAATCCATTCTGAGTGGCCTTTGCGCCCCCCGGAATTCGACGGCCATTCGTAACTAACAAGGCTTGGCCGCTTACTATCGACGTTCCGATGGATCCCCATCCAGTCAACTGAGGATCTCCATTTAGATAAAGCTGGCTCGCGCCATGAATAGACACCATGCGACCAACCCGCGGTTGCTCGCTCACACGCCATGGATACCATGTCCCCTCGGGCCTGCTCACCGGCGCGATCGAGCCATGAATGCGGAAGCGACCTCCGCCCTCTTCCATTCTCAACAAGGAGTCGAACTCGCCGTCGACCAAGAACCCATCCATCAAGGCCGCCCCGGCGGTCGGACCATCGAAGTAGATCGCATTGTCGTACTTACCGGCTCCGACAAAAACGGGCGTCCCTTCCATGTCGAGTACGCCGTTGTTGTGCACGAAGATATGGCCGCTGTCGCGTGCGTGAGATCTGTTGCACTGGAATCGAATAGACGACGTTGCGGAAAATTGATTCAGGCGAACGTCAATCTCGGCATTGTCCCCCACGACGATGCACGGCCCGGGTGTTGTCCAGGTGAACGATCCCCGCCCGTATGGACTGATTTGCACGAGATTACCCCCTGTTGCCTGCCCACCGAGCAGCAACGGGTCGGTAAATTCCTGGCCCACGCTGACGGCAATGATAGGCGTGGCTTGCTGGAGATCAAAGTCCCGCTGGATGACTTGCGCGGCCGCGCCGATCGTGCGCAATGGCGTGTCGTCCGACAACCCGTCATTTTCATCGTCGCCAAGAGCGTCCACGCGAACGGTTTGAGGTCCATTTATGCGCCAGCGCCCAGGCGTCGATTTTGCGAACCATCTGCCATCCCGGCGCACGACAGATACTGCCTGACCTGGATAGAGCCGAGGGTTCACCGTGCTCGGAAAGCCAATCAGCCGCTTTCCGCTGGCGGAGTCTGCGTTAATCACCCAGATATCGCAACCTTCGGCCATATCTTCGGGGAGAGTAATTCGCCTGAAGCCACCTTTCGCCAGAAACTCCGACCCACACTGAAAAGGAGTTTCCAAATCGGCGCCCGCTTTCGAGACGAGCGTGGAAACAAACAGGGCGGCCATAATCATCAGAGATTGTATTAGTCGCATGGCACTACTGTGCCCATGGAAGAACGGGCTCGTCAAGCTTGCAGGGAGGCCTAGGGGATGCCGTACACCTTGATTGTCCCTGTCAAGTTGCCGCTCGAGGCAACCACCTGGAACCCGGTCACTGCGGCATTGCCGCCTGTGTAGGCGCCTGAGAAAGCATTGCTCACGTAAAACGTCCCGTTCGTGTGGGTGCTCTGGCCATAGATGGCCTTCGGGGCCGTCGTGTTCGACGGCGTGATGATCCTGATGGTGCCGGACAGGCCATTGCCCGTATTTTGCACCGTCGCCGTCTGCGAGATCTGCACCGCGCCGGTTGCGTTCGTGATCACCGTGCCGGATCCTGTGGCGACATTCGCCCCGAGATACCCGGTCGTCTGGAATGTCCCGCTCACCTGGACTTGCAGGTTGAGAGTCACATTGTTCGTTGCAGCGAAGACGTTTTCGACCACGAGCTCATAGGCGGGATACGTCGCCGTGAGCGAGGTGGTGTCCGACAGCGACGCCACACCGGAGCCCGTCACGGTGTTCAGCAGCACCGGGCTTCCGACGATGGCGCAAGTTCCTGACGTCGTGATCACACCGCCCGACAGACCGGTGCCGCAGGTGACGCTCGACACGCCGCCACCAGACGCAGCTCCCATGGACAAGCACGACCATTTGCTGGTGCCGTCGCTTGAACACTCATATCCACCGTTGGCAGCGGTGATCGTTACCGACGTGCCTGAGCCGTTGATCGTGTCTGACCCGGCTCGCGCGATGACCAGCGTGTTGACGCCGGTCACAGTGCCCTGCATGTCCGCGATTTTGATCGTGAACGAGGCGCCGGAGCAGTTCGCCGCCGGCAGGGTCCAGGTACGCGAGGCCGTAAACGCCGCGTTGGTGTAGGCCATGCGTTCGGTGCAGGCGAGTGCTGCCGCCGCGTCGCCGTGCGCCGTGCCGGAATCGCCGTAGACGTTGAGGCCAGAGGATTGCCGGGCCGCCGCCGCCGTCACCTGCCCCGTGCCGCCCTCGGCCTGCGACACGACCGTGCCGACCGACCAGGCATCGGTGCCAGTCCGCCGCGCGAGGCCGGTCCCGGTCAAGCCCTCAAGGGCCGCGAGATCATTGGCTAGCGCTAAGGTCGGATTGCCGGCGACCCCGTCGCCATTGCCGATGGTGATTCCCGCGGCAGGCGCCGTGAAGGTGCGAGCCGCGGCGGTCCCGGCGCCAGTGCGCGCGATCATGCCGTTGCTCGACAGCGCAGCCAACGCGTCGAGATCGGCATCCCAGGCCTCGACGTTGGTGCCGACGACGAGCAACAGCAACGACCGCATCTGCGTCGCGGTGCAGTCCTCCGGATCGCCGGTGCCTGCCGTGGTTCGGCACTTGCTGGAGCCATTGGCCATCTGGGCAAGCTTGGCATTTGTGACGCTGTTGGCCGCATAGGCCGCCGTCGCCAAGGTGCCGCACCCAATGGTGTTGCTGCTCTCTCGGAAAGCGCAGGACGATCCGGCCGTCGCCTGGATATCGGCAACGTTGCCGGTGGTGTTGGCGCTACGGCCGATCAGCGACAGCGCGCCGCCCTGGCGCAACATGGTGTCGAGCACCTTGTTCGCACCGATTGCCGTGGCGCAGGATCCGGCCGTCGTCGAGACGTCGCCGGTCAGCGCCGCGAGCTGCGAGCAGGCGATCGAGCTGAGCAGATCGGAGAACGACGGCTGCGCACAACCTGGCACACCCGACGTCGATATCGCGTTCAGCCAATTCGAGGTCGCACAGGCTTTGCTTTGCGTGCCGCCGAGCGTCGTGGCGCTCGGGTTCGGCAGCCGCGCCGCCGGCAAGGTGCCCGCCGTCAAATCCGCGGCGCTGCCGGAGGTGGCGACAGCGACGATCGGCGCACCCTGGCGGTACGGCGTCCAGCTGTGCGCGGTCGTATCCAATGCACCGAACACCACCCAGGAGTAGCCGTCATAGCGCTTGAACAGCACCGGGTTAGACGTTGTGTCCGCCCAACACTGATAGGCTAGTGGCAGCGACGACGGCCCGTTGGCCGGCGCCGAGGCTCCCCAGTTGCAGCTCGCCAGCGCTCGGATACCCGGGTTGAGCCAGGAGTTGATCAGGGTTGCCATCGACATCGGGCCGGCGGAGGGCATCACCAGCGAACCCTGCTCGGCCGCATGGACGGGGCCGAGCGCGAGCATTGCGGCAACCGCGATGGTGCCGGCGAGCTTGAACAGCTTCATCGGATGGTCCTGTTGTTGATGGGTAGACGGAGAGATCAGGGCGTGACGCGAACGACGCATTCCGCGATCAAAGTCGGCGGCACGATCGCGTGCGCGCCGCCGCCGCCGGTGTTCTGAATGGTGATGCCGATCGTCGCGTTCGAGATGGTGAGATTGTTGATACCGCTCCCACCAGGGCCCGGGGCCAGCGAGCCAGTGCCGGTGAAACCCTGGAAGACGCTGGGCGACGTGGGGTGCGAATGGCCCGGGTCGGTGTAGCCGTGATTGTGGCTCGGCATTTCGGCCGTGATCAGCGTGTGGCTTTCGGACCCGCCGGTGGCGCCAAAGACGTTGCTTGCCGCACCGAAATAGCTCGAGGTCAACCGGTTCGCTAGCGAGCCCGGATCGCTGCGGTCGCGGCCGGCGAGCGTCCGTCCGCGGCAATCCGCGACGCCGACCGTCGTCGCGTCGCCACCGGTGCCATACCCCGTCGTGAATACCGTGACGGCCGAAGTGCCCGAGGAAATCACGCAGCTCGATGAGTTCAGCGTGATCGCGTTCGACGTGACGCTGGCAATCGCGCAGTTGGCGGCGATGCCAGTACCTTCCACCGGCATGCCGGCCCCGAGGCCGTCAGTATTGGCGACGCTGGCGATCGTCGCGCTTCCCGAGGTGCGCGTCCCGTTCTGCACCCGCGTCACCTTGGCGAGATACGCCGGATAGGAGGCCCGCGATAGCGCCTGGCCATAGCCGGCGACGTGCAGCGGCGGCACCCCTTCCGCAAACGAGAATGAGGGGCGGCCGACGGCCGAGATGTCGACGGGAATGCCGGACGCCCTCGTGTAGCTCGTAATCTCCCAATTGCCGCTTCCGAGATGGGTGACGATGGCGCGGTCGCCCGCCGCGGTCACGAGGTCGAAGCCGCCGGGCACCGTGAGCGCGGCCGAGTTGGTCAGCTTCAAGGCCGCGGCAAACCGGATCACCTTGATGATCCCGATCGGCGCCGACGCGCCGAAGCCGGTCAAGGTTGAGGTGCCAGTGATGGTGACGTTGGCCGGCAACACGCTGCCGAGGTTGATCACCGGCCCGGTCGCGCTGTCGATCGAGCCCGGCGTGCCGCCGCCGATCACGCCGGCATAGGAGCTGTCGGACGGATCGAGCGCACCGATCACAGCCCAGCCGCCATTGACGTATTGCTTGACCACCCAGGGCGTCGCGGAATCGTCGATCCAGCACAGGCCGTCGACCGCGGCGCCGCCGACATTCGCCGGCGCCGTCGCACCCTTATTGCAGCTCGCGATCGAGCGAAACGCGTCACCGATCTTCTGAGAATACTGCACGCCGGTGTAGATGCCCGACGTCGGCGGCACCAACTCGTTTTGCACGGCCAGCGCTGCCACCGTGGTAGCAGCAATCAACGCGGCCGCAAATGCAGCCGCGCGCTTGAAGCGGGTCATGGAGTGTTCTCCGGATAGGCGATGAGGAGTTTTTCCGCCGCGCGCCCGGGCATGGTGGTGGACGGTGGCGTTCGCGGGTGGCGCTACTCAGAACAGGCCGTTGATTGCGGCCAGATATAGATCCGGCTAAGTTTTGCCTTCAACCGGAGGGCAAACCCATGGAATGGGTATTCGCGGCAGGATTGCTGGTGGTCGTCATCATCGCGGCCAGCAAGGACGACATCGACATGTGGTCCATCAAGTGATGCGGCCTATCCACTTAGAACCCGCGGACGAGCAGGTTGACCCCGGCACGCGTGACGTTGCTGCCGGCGTTGACGACAAAGACCCTGCAGCCACTCAAGGTCACGTTGGTGACCTTCACCTCGTCACCATTGGTCCCGTTGACGATGGCGCGCTGGACGTGAGGCACAGGCGAGCCGTTCGGACCACCGTTGAACGGGGTGGCTGCAGCACCCGACGTCGGCGTGCCGTTGTAGCCGCCAGAATAGAACGTGACGTCGAGGCCGGTATCGGGAACGGTCATGGCCGTGTAGTCATCGGTGCGGTCCGGGACATCGACGAACCATGAGAACTTCGTCCCGACAGCGCTGGTGTCCTCTCGTCCCGTGATCAGCACAATGCCGGCTTGAAAGTAGCGCGCCACCCGCGTGCCGGTGGCAATGGCGGTCCAGTCGCCCCAGGCGATGTCGGCCGAGAACACATCCGTCGCCGCGAAGACGTCGGCCGGCGCGAACACGTCGTTGCCGGCACCTGTCGCGAAACGCCAGATCGGGAAGGCGTCGATGTAGCGCGTCGGCGAAGTGCCGAGCACGTCGGCCGAGGCCAGCACATCGGTCTGTGCCAGGAAGTCGTCGCCTTGCAGGATGCCCGACGCCTCAAATTGCGTCCAAAACCGGCACTCTGCGGCCTGCCCGATATTGACGATGATGGGCGAGACGTAGATTGCGATATGCAATCCCGACAACTCCAGCTGACTCACGATCTCCGTGGCCCAGGGCAACGTCAGGGTCGCCGTTGGAGTGGTTCGGATGAAACTACCGTCGATAACGCCGCCCTGCAGCTGGCCGGTCCACCCCTCGATCTGCTCGTCATGCGAGACGATGATGTTGCGCGCGATGATGGCGCCGAGCACCGTGATCGAGGCCGAGTGAGCGCTATAGATCCTCGCGCTGAACGGACTGAGCACATAGGCCCTGACGTGATAGACGCCGTCGCCGGTTGTGGCCCAGGGCGGCTGCGCTACCGCATCGCCGACGACGAGCCCCGTGTCCCAGGTCGAGCCCTTGCGGATCTCATAGAACAGCACCCTGGAATCATCGACCACCGTCCAATCCAGCACCGTCTGGCCGTCGACCGCGCGAATGTGCAGATTGGTGATGTCGCCGGGAACGGTCGACAGCCCCGCTAGATTGAGCGCATTCAACACCGCCCAGTCCGACACCGTGGCGTCCGCGAACACGCAGCGGACTCGGAACGACCAGATGCCGGCCGAGGTCAGGGGGACGTCGACCGTCATGGTTGGCGCGAGCACGTGCGCCGCGGCGGTCCAGTCGCCGCCGGCATCGTCATCGCGCAGCTGCACGTCGAACGAGACGGTCTTGCCGAGACGCGGCAGCTGCCACACCAGCCGCACCAGCGCCCGCGCCGTGGCGCCGCGGCCGTCGATCACCTCCAGAAATCTGAACGAGCGCGGCGGGAGGCTGAGCGGATCCGGCGGCACCGTGACGTGCGGATCGTAGTCCGGGATGTCGCCCTGGTCGGCTGCCGCGATCTCAGGCGCGTCGTCGACCAGGCCGAGCGTCGCGTTCAAGTCGCGCTGATGCGTGATCGAGCGGACGCGATAGATCGCCGTCTGCCGTCCGGTCTCGCCGAACGCAAACAGCTCGCCGCCCGAGAGCACCGAGAGATCGCCGACCAGCGTCAGGGACTTGTAATCGCCGGGGACCATGGCGCCATCGACCGCGCGGGTGATCGACCTCGCGTCGTCGGCGATGCGGAAGGTCAAGCCATAGGTCTTGCCCGTTTCGATCGTCACCTGCTCATCGACGGTCACCACCTGCCCGGCGATGGATTTCACGCGACCCGACGCCAGCCCGACGAGCATTGCGTCATGCGTGACAGCGACACGGTCGCCCCTGGTACAGACGAGGTGCTCCCAGCCGACAGACAGCGAGATATTCTCCGGCCTCAAGCGCGACTGCGCGATGTGGAATCGGCCGTGGCGCCAGATCAGTCCGGGATCGGTGACACCGGGAAATTCGATGCGCTCGAACAGCGTCGCATTCGAGGCGTCATAGCCGTCGTCATAGACGGTGCGCTCGTCCTGCGTCCAACCATTGGCGGCGTTGATGAACGGCACGCGCCAGCCGTGCGGCCGCTGCGCATAGGTCCGCTGTCCCTTGAAGCCCCAGGAGTTACGCGGCGTGAAGTGCTGCACGACCGGATCGGCCGGCCGGTCCCAGACCACGCCCCACTTGCCGTCGATGAAGGTCGGGACCGCGCGGCCGGCGGCGCAGATCCCGAGCAGGCGATCATAGACCGAGGCGGAATCGGTCAGCACCTTGTTGAACTTGAATCCGTTCGCCACGCAATAGGTCCACCACTCCTGAAGACTGGCGAGGTCGATGCCGCTATCGGCCACAGGACGCGCATTGGCCGGGCCCTGCAAGACATGGCGGAAGAGATCCGGCGGCCAGCTCGACGGCTGGTTTGCGACCCACGCCGAACCGTTCCAGGCCTTCACTAGCGAGGTCGTGACGCAGTTGAGTGTCGAGATCACGCCCGACAGCTGATTGGTCGCCCTGATGCGTACCGCCAGGAGCGCAAGCGGCTTGTCGAAGGAGATCGGCGCCGCCGATCGCAGCGAACGCAGTGAGGTCCATGTGACCTGGTCGCGCGCATATTTCGGATCGGCATCGCCGAGCGGCTTCTGGCATTGCACCTCATACTGGCCGCGCGCGACCGCGATGCGCTGCCCCCGGCGGATCGGCTCATAGGAACGGGTGAACACGGTCTGCGGCCCCGTGGTCCAGCTGGCGGCACCGACCTTGCGGTACCGCATCTCGATCGTGAACGACCATGAGATGTCGTTGCCCTTGCTGTCGGTCATGTTGATGCCCGACGGCGCCAGGAAGTCGACCGCGATCTCGTCGGTGTCGACAGAGGTCACGACGCTGTCGGACCACGGCGCATGGCCGGTCAAGCGCGGCGGATCGGCGCGGTTTTGCAGCGCGATCGACAGCGCCTGCTCGTCGACCTGGCCGGGATACAGCGTCACCGCGGCATCGCCGGCATAGCCCTGGCGCAACTCCGTCTGCACGTCGGCGTAGGTCCCGATCGCGGTCTCGCCGATCTGAATGCTTTCGACCTGCAGAGGGCCGTAGCCGAGCACGAACAGCAGCCGGAGATACTGATCGTTGCCGACGATCTCGGTGTAGGCCTTGGCGCCGTAGAACGGCGACTGCCTGTGACGGCCGAGCACCACGGGCACCGTGCCGTAAGGGTTGGCCTGGTTGTTGGCGCCCTGGATCGAGTTGAGCGGCGCGCCAGAGCCTTGCGCCGACAGCTCCGGCGGACGGATCGGAAACAGCGCGTTGAGCGCGAGCGAGCCCGCCAGCATGATGACGCCAGCGCCGATCGCAATCGCCGTCGTTGCGGCAATGGTCACACCGATCGCGCCGGCTGCCGCGATGATGCCCGGCGCAAGATAGGGCGCCGCGACCAGTGCTGCGACGGCGATCACCACGGTCGCCACCGTGCGCCAGACCGGATTGTTCTGCAGCCGCGGGACAACCACCACGGTCGCGCCCGGCTTGACGCGGATGCGGCCGTAGTTCTCCGCGCGGATCGGATGCTCGCCGAGATAGACCGCGAAGTCCGCGCCGCTCGATCCTGCACAAAGCTGCAGGATCTCGGCGATCGAGAGCCCCGCAGGCACCTCGCAGATCACCCGCCGGCTCGACAGCGGATGCGCACGCCCAATCACGCGCACGGTAGCGAGCGGCGAGAGGATCTCGCCGTCGAGCGCGTGGCGTTGCAGGGAGTTCGCGTGCATCAAGCAATGACCGGTGCTGTGTAGCGGTAGAGGCCCCTCACCCGCTGCGCCAGCGGGCCGCTGCGGTAGCGTTCGATGCGGCTGGTGCAGCCAAACTGAACGTGCAGCACGAGGCCAGGCTGCACGACGACGCCGATGTGACCGATGCCGCCAAAGCCGCGCATCAGCACGCCGTCGAGCGCCTGCTCATGACCTGCCGGGATCTGCGACCAGCCGCCGAGATTTCCGGCGATCAGGCCGGCAATCGCCTCGCGATCCGCTGACGTGACGTAGTCCTCGGCAAAGCTCGGAAGCTCCAGGCCGAGCTGCTCGGTATAGACAAGCCGCAGCAAGCCCCAGCAATCGCAGCCGGCGCGCGTGCGGCCGTGCGACTGAAAGGGAATGCCGATATAGCTGTCGAGCATCGGGAGAGCAGCCGATCAGTAGAATAGGCCCGGGAAGCTCGCCGGGTTGAACGAGCCCGATGGATACGGCTCCGACGTCAGCGGATCGATGGTCAGGTCAAAATTGAGCTCCATCGTGTCGTACTCAAGATTGGTCATCTGGAAACCCGGGAACGAGGTCTCGACAGTGTCGAGATTGGACGCCGCGACCATTTCGATATCGACCCGCGCAGGCGACGAGACCGAGCGGGCCAGCGGGATCAGCTCGCGGGTCACGTTCGAGATCGTCAGCTTCGAAGCTGGCGCCGACTTTTCCTGCTCATCAGGCAAGGTCAGCGCGACGCCGGCATAGTAGTAGGTCTGCGCGCGGCTCACGGTGCCGTAGACCAGCGGATCGGTCGACAGACGCGACGTCGGATCGGTCGACAGGCGGATCGGCGTAGCAAGCTCGGGATGCGTGATCGTCAGCAGGAAGATCGGCACCTCGCCGCTTTCCTGCGCAAACAACTCGCGGCGAAAGTGGAGAGAAAACACCCTCATGGCAGCACCAGCAGCTGAAAGCTGTATTGGAAATTATCGCCGCCGAGCGGCACCAGCACCGGCAGCTGACCCTTGACGAACTTGACCAGGATCAACGTTCCCGTGCGCGGGTCGGGAAACCAGAACGGCAGCGAGCCGCGCGCCAGCGTCGTCACGAAGAACGCTTCGAACGTGTCGACCTGCGCCGAGGTCAGGATCACGGCGCCCGCCAGCGGCCGCGCGACGGCCGTCGAGCCGAGCCGCGTGATCGGTGGACCGCGGTCCGGTGTCGCCTCGACCAGGCCATCGCCGATGCCGAGGCTCGCGCCCTGCAGCTGCAGGCGCTGCGGCAGCCCTGCCGGCCAGGTGTCGGCCATGTCAGCCCTCGGCCCGCTTCATGTCGATCAGCTGTGACGGCACGGTCTTGGTCGCCTTGGCGATCTCCGCGTCACGGGTCGCGGTAAGCCTGACGATGGTCTCGACATGCTCCGGTACCAGGCGCGCCATGAACTGCTCGTGCCGGATCCTGCGATCGGCAGCCGACGCCTGCGCCATCTTGTGGATCGCATAGACGACCACGCCGGCAGCCATCGCCGCGATGATCACGGCGCCCTTCACCATGTCCATGGTTCTCTCCTCTCCTACCGGCTGGCGAGCCGCCCGCGCGCGCTGAATTGATCCGTGAGGACACGGTTGACCGCACCGCCCGGGCGCGCGGCGCTCTTGGCCGCGATCTGGGCAATGGCGACCTCGATATCGATGCCACCATTGCCGTTCTGCGTCTGCGTTACCGCGCCCTGCGCATTCGGGCTCTCGATCAGCGTCACGTTGACCTGCGGCGCAGCGCTGCCGTATTTGCGCGCCAGCTGGTCCGGCCAGCCAACCTCCTCACCGCGGCGCGCGATGATCGGCACCTCGTCGCCGACGATGCCGCCGCCGTGGAAGCGCCGCGCATGATCGAACGTCGCGGGATGCACCAGGCGCATCGGCATGCCCGGATCCCCAGCCATGCCGCCGCTATGATGGATGGCGGCGAGGCCGTCGAGGCCAGCGGCCGACGGCGCGGCCGCGGCGCCGCTGCCGACACCGGGGACGCCGAATGACGACACCACGCCCTGCAGGCTGCGCAGCAGCGGCTCGACAATCAAAACCTTGTTGATCATCTGCAGCAGCGCCTGGCCAAACTGGTTTGCCATATCGAGGGCGCCCTGCGCGATCTTCTTCTGCCCGGTCTCGATCGCGACCAGGCCCGGGACGAGCTGGCTCTCAAGGCTCGAGGTGAGGCTGCGGGTCGCTTCGTTGAAGCGGATCTGCGCAGCCTCGGCCGAGTTGAGCGCGTCAGCGACATCCGGATAGATGTCTTTCAGCCGCTGCGCGATGGCGAGATCGCCCTGCGACAACAGCGCCGTGTTGCCGGCAAAGCGGATCTCGGCGTTGACCTTGGCCTTGGCGAGCGCCGCCGCGGCATTGCCAGCGCGTTCGGCGAGATCCGAGAAGGTCTCGGCGAAGCGCTCGGTATCCTTGATGCCGGCGCGCTGCGCGGCCGCGTAGAGCAGCGCCTCGGCGCGCAGGCGCTCCAACTCGCCTGCGCCTGCGCCAGCCGCGTCAGCGTCCGCCTGCAGCTTGGCGATGTGCTTCTCGATCGCGTCGGTCGCCTTCTCGATCTCATCCTTGCCGCCCATGCTGGGCAGCACCGTGCCGTTGCCCTGCGAGCTGCTCGGATAGATGTTGACCCGCTGCGGCTTGTCGTAGAGCCCCTGCACCTTTTCGAGGAACGCATAGGCCTGATCGAGACTGACGTTCTCAGGCAGGCCGAGCATGCCGGCGAGGTTGCGCGCCTTGAACGCGGCCAGGCCGCTGCCGCTCGCGTCGCCCTTCAGCCCCTCCAGCATCTCGGTCAGACGATGGACGTCGTTGATGGTGTCGCTCAGCTGTGCCTTGCTCTGGTCGTCGATCGGCGTCAGCCAGCGCCCGACCGAGCCGGAGACCGCGCCGATGCCGTCGAGGATCGAGCGCGCCAGGTTGGCAGCCTGCACGAGCAGCGGCATGATCCCGGCCAAGGTTGCCTTGAACTGCAGATCCCAGGCAGCGACGGCCGATTTCCACTCGCTGTTGAAGGTGCGCGCCTTGGACACGGTCGCATCGTCGATGATGATGCCGAGATCCTGCGCCTTCTGCTTGGTGGCCTCGAATTCCTCGACGCCCTGGCGCAAGAACGGGATCCAGGACGCGGAGACGCCGACGATCGCGGCCAGGCGCTGCTGCACGGCCGGCGTCGCGCCCTCCATCAGGCCCATGATGTCGGCAAGCGCCTGCTTGGCCGTCTTCAGCTCGCCGCCGGCCTGCCGGATCGAGAGCCCGTTGGCTTCGAACAGCTTGCCGAATTCGGTCGCCTGCTGGCTGGCCTGCGTCAGGTCTGATGTGATCTTGTCGAGGCCCGACGCGAAGTCCTTTTCGGTCAGCCCCTTCGATCTCGCCGCGTAGAGATCCTCCTGAAACTCTTTCAGCGACATGCCCGCCAGCTCGGCATGGTCCTGCAGATCGACCAGCTCCTGCGACTGCCTGCCGACATAGTCGAACAACGAGCGCAGGCCTGCGACCGCCGCGATCGAGGCCGCACTCACGCCGGCAATCGCCAGCGACATCGAGCCCGCCGACGACACGCCCTTTTCGGCCGCATCGCTGGCGCGGTCCATCGCGTCGGAATAGCGCTCGGCGCCCGACGTATCGGCATCGATGACCAGCTCGGTGACGGTCTCGGACATCTCAGTCTTTCTTGCGGTAGAGATCGTCGAGCATTTCGATCAGCTCGATCTCGAAAGGCGACAGGCGGATGCCGGTCAGCCGCATGAAGGCGTCGAGATCGGCCCAGCCGATCGGCTCGATCGCCAAGCCGACGCGGCGCCGCGCGCTGAGGCGACAGAAGCCGTGCCAGGCGCGCTCCAGCTCGGCAGGCAGCGGCGGCACGGACAACTCCGCCTCATACTCTGCGCGCTTGTCAGACCGCAGCGTCGGCCGCGACATCAGGCCTTCCAGCATCTCGCGATAGGTGACGCCGTCCTCGACGGTCGCGAGCGCGAAGGTTCGTTCGGCGAAGGCCCTCAGCTCGTCGCGGAGGGCTGAATAAAATTTACCTCGTCGCGGAGGAACTCCGACACCTGCTCAAACAGCCAGGCCTTGCGCCGATCGCGCAGCAGACCGCGCGCCGCGTCGGCCGAGAACTCGATCAGCTGGCCGTCGAATTTGATCGGCGAGAACGACTTGGTGCGCGCGACGATCGCCTCGACGTTCTCGGCCGTGATCTCGGCGAGGCTCTGCTCGTCCTCTTTCCACTTGCGGCCGTTGGCCTGCGCCTGGCGTCGCGCCGCGGCCTTCTTCAGCGCAGCCTCCGCGACGCGGTTGGCGAGGCCCACGGTGACCGGATGGCCCGGGCCGTAGAAGGTCCAGACCCAGCCGGTCGGGGCGAGCGACTTGGGATGGCGGATGTCGAGCGTGGCCTCGTCCTGCGCGTCGAGCGCGGCGAGATCGAGCGTGTCCTGGCTGGTCATGGATGGTCCTTAAGGCGCCGTGGTCTGGAACGAGATCATGGTCGGATCGAAGCCGGCGGCCGTGTTGGTGGCGGCGCCGACCAGCGCCGCCGGGATCGAGATCGTCTGCGTCCGTCCGCCGCCCTGCTTGGAGAAGGCCGAGGGATCGACGCCGCCGAGCGTGAAGTTCGGGACGAAGATCGACAGAAAATCCTTCGGCTCGGCCATGTTGTCGACCGCGAGGATCTGCAGCGAATACTGCGTCTCGGCGATGAAGTCCGACAGATAGGTCAGGCTCTTGCGCAGCGCCGTGATGTTCATCGACACCTGCAGCGCGCCCGTGAACACGTCGGGTGAATACTTCTGCGCGCCGGAGCCGAACACGGGCGTGGCGGTCGGCTGAATGTTCATGGTGAGGTCGAGCCCGGTCAGCTCGACGACGTCGATGCCGCCGACGCGGATGGTGGCGTCGACGACCGAGAACGGCACATCAGATGGCGCCGTGGTCGAGGTGTAGTAAGGCGACGACGCCGTGCCGAGCGCCTGGATCTGGCCGGTGCCGGTGCCGCTGACATCGGCCATCATCAGGCCGTTGGCGGCCATCGAGAACTTGACGCCGCCGAACACGAAGTCCTGCGCCAGGGTCGACTGGTCGATATCGCCCTCATACTCTTCGAGCGTGAAATAGGTCGGCACCAGCGAGGCCGGATTGATGATCCGCTTGCCCGGCCTGGTGATCGAGCACGTCGTGTCGGGCGTGGCGTTCACGGTCAGGGTCTCGGCAGTCGTAATGGTCGTCGACGACAACGCGGCAATACGGATGTTGCGGCCGTTGTTCGCGGCATCCGGCAGGCCCGTGGCTCGAATGACATCGCCGACGCGATAGCCCATGGTGATCGGATTGCCCGACCCCAGCACGATGCTATTCGCACCGGTCGTCAGCGAGGTGAAATCGGCCTGCGTCTTGGTGAGCACCGAGCTGTCCCAGGCCGCAGCGCGCATGATCGCGAGGATGATCGGGTCGATCGAGCCGAGCGACACCTCAGCGTTGTAGCTGGCGACGACGCCCTGCGTGCCGTGGCGGCCGCGGGTCGACATGCCGTCCTTGCGCAGCTCGTTGGAGACGATCGCCGCCTTCGAGAGCTTCGCGCCCTGGCCACCGGAGAGCCGCAGCTGATTGGCGCCAGCGCCGCTGGCCGCGGTGCCGAGCCCCGTCTGCGCCTTGTAGGCAATCAGGGCGTTGAAATTCGACTGATAGGGCATGGCCGTGCTCTCTCCGTTGCTGGTCGGATCAGCCGATCCAGTAGAATTCGAAGGGGATGACGACGGTCACGGCGAAGTAGTTGCCGTCGTCGCTTTCGGAATCGCCACCGCGAACGGTGGCACCGCCGCAGATGACCTTCACCCCGGGCTCGGTGTTGTAGAAGGTCTTCGCGCGGAAGATCGCGCCGGCCTGGCCGGCCAGGACGAGATGATCCGGCATCGCGTAGCCCTTGGGCGCGAACACGTGGATCATGATGTTGCCGGTCGTCAGCCAGAGCTGGCTGCCGGGCAGGCCGACGCCGCGCAGCTGCTCGGTGACCTGCAGCACCTCGAAATAGACCCAGGGCGCAGGCGTAGCCGGCGGCCAGGGCTGCGACGGCGGGTCCTCGTTCTGATAGACGATGGGCACGGTCGGCGTGAACTGCGCCACCATGCGCGCGCGCATCGCGGCGACGGCGCCGGCATAATCGGCCACGATGCTTCTCCCTATCGTCCGCGAATTTCGAGCGCCGGCTGGCGCACCAGCCAGTCCTGGCGAGCTTTGGCTGACATGCGGCGCCCCGGCCGGATCCGGCGCGAGAAGCTGGCGAAGGATTGGACGTCGCCGAAGCGGACCGGCATGAACGTGAATTTGACGACCGCCTGATTGCCGAAGCGCGAGGCGACGACCAGCGCGGCCTCCTCATAGACGTGACCAGGGACAGTCATCCGGCCGCGGCCGATTTCGATCTTGCGGGCGTAGGGCACGGGGTTGGAGATGTTGATCTGGTCACCGGGGCGCCAGGCGCGGACATCGCCATCGGACACCACGTGACCGTTGAGAAACACGGTATGCGAGTCCCGGTACAGCCCCGGATGCCGGTCGCCCTCGGCACCAACCGGCGAGCGCTCGCGCAGCGTCTCCAGCGCGAAATCGACGACGGCCTGCATCGGCTGATAGCGCAGCACGATCCGCATCTCAGGGCACCTTGACGAGCTCGTCGGCGCGGCCGGTGACGATCTCCTGCACGTCCAGCGGGATGATCGCATTCTCGCGCGCGCGGTCCATCTCGGCGCGGATGCGCTTGACCATGGCCTTGCGCGCCCCGCGCAGCGCTTCCATCTTGGCGGTCTGGATCTGGCGCCGCGCCTCAATCGGCGCGAGGCCGGTGCCGGTCACCAGGCCCTTGGCGAGCAGGCCGATCTCCTCACCCGTCGACATGTCGTCCTGGATCGCGTCGAGCCGGCGCCGATAATCGGCCTCGTCGAAGGTGCGCGTCATGGCCTAGCCCTTGACCATGATGACGAGCGCAATCAGCACGCCGCCGACGCGGCGGGTATCGTCGTCGATATCATCGATGGCGAACTCGGCGCCGCGAAAAAACAGCCGGTCGGTGGCCGTCGCCAATGGCAGCAGGCTGGCCAACGATACGAAGCCGGAGCCGAGTGCGGCCAGGGGATCGTTGACCAGGATGACACGCCGGCCCGCCTGCACGACCTCGCCGACCAGCGGCTTGGCGCCGGCGCCGATGACACGGCCGCGCGCGACCGCCTTGGAGGCGATGGCCCTCGACGCACCGGTGCCCGCATAGCGGCGGACGGTGACGTCCTCGCCATCTTCCGCGAGCAGGCTGCGATGCTGATCGAGCGCCTCGGCCGGCGTCATGTGCCCTACTCCCAACGCTCCGACCAGAGCAGCGCCGAGGCCGCCTGCGGCAGCGCCTGCGCCGAGAACTGGTCGAACTGATAGTGCTTCTCGCCGACGCCGATGACGCTATCGCGGCGCAGAAACGGGTTCTGGCTGCCTAGCGAATAGAGATGGCGCACGGTCAGCTTGATGGCCGCCTTGACGTTCTCCGGCACGCTGGCGGCATCGGCATAGCCGGCGTTGAAGGCAATGACGATCGGCTCGGCGGACGTCAGATAGACCAGCGGCCAGACCAGGCCGAGCTTGGGCATGATGCGCACGGTCGGCCCACGGGTCTGCACCACGTAAGTCGCGGGATCGAGCGTAACCTGCGCCTGCGTCCAGTCGACGTATTTGATCGACAGGACCGCCGACTTGTCGACGGGCGCGATCGGCAACTCGAGTGGGCGCCGCCAGCACGGCAGGACCCACTCCGCCGTGCGCTTCATGAAGAAGCGCTGCGTCTCCGACTCGGCCGCCAGCGTCGCCGCGAGGATGAGGCTGGTGACTGTCGTGTCGTCAGCCGAGGCCGGCAACTGCGCCTTAGCCTCGGCGAGCGAGACCGGCACGGGCCCGGTTGTCGCGGTGATGCGGAGCATGATCAGCCTTGCGCTAGCGAAGCCGGCGACTGGCCGACGTAGTTGAAGCCATCCGCGAGCGCGTCCTGCTCGGCGACATAGGCGCGGACGACATCGGTCGAGACGGAGCCCGCGCCCACTTGCTCAGGCATGGCGTCGTCGAAGAACCAGGTTGCCGGCGGATTCGAGTTGGGCGCGACCTGCGGAACGCCCTTGAGCATGATTTGCCAGGCGGCCATTTTGCGCCCCCACTATTGATAGATGATGTTCACCATGACGTCGCCAGCGCCTACAGCGGTGGTGTCGTTATCAGCCGGAGCGCCCGTGATGGCATAGCCGAGGCCGAGCGTAGCCTTCCAGCTCCATGAGCCGACCAGGTCGAGAAGCGAGATCGGCACATTCTGCGGAAGCGGGATCGTGAGAACAGGCGTGTCAGTGCCCACGACCGGCGCCGTCGCCTTGTTGTAGAATTTGAGGTAGCGGACTGCAGCCACCGTGTTCATCACGAGGCCGCCCCAGATCAGGGTCTGGCCGGCCTTGACGAGCGTCGCGTTTGTCGTGGCCGCCGAGGTGAGTTTGTGCGCGGCCTGGATGTTCTGGTTGACGGTGACGGGCGTAGACGCAGCAGTGACCACGTTGACGGCAACGGCCTTGCTCGCCAGCTGATCGCCCTCACCCGTCGAGATCTGCACGCGTTGTTCATAGTTGTCGACCACGAGCACGCGCTGGACGGTCACCGATGTCGCCGACCCCGGCGCCGTCGGATTGCGGAAGCGCATCACCAGCTTATAGAGCCGCTTATCGTTCGGGCATTGGGACGAGACCCGCGAGCCGCCCGAGGCCTTCGCAGCCACCGAGTCGACCGATGCCGTTGAAACCGTGATGTCTCGGCTGTCGATCTCGATCAGGCATTCCTGCGCCGTGGTCCAAGCCGCGCCGGCTGCGCCGGCATTGCCAACCGCCTTGGTCGACGAGCTGTCGCCGATCGCCTCGGCCTGGAAAGCGGTATTCGTCCCGCTGAGACCGAACTCGGCGCCGCCGCGGTTCGTGAATTCCATCGAGCCGTTGCCGTCAGCGGCGAAGTTTGGATTGAGCAGCGGAATGCCGCTTGCCGGATCTACCTCGCACAGGCCGATATAGATCGAATTTCCTGCGACCACCTGCGACTTCGAGAGGATGACGAGAATATCCTCTTTGCCTGCGAAGATCTGCCGCGAGAGATACCAGCGCTCGGCGCCGGTCGTGGTGCCCATGTTGACGGTCAGGCCGGAGGCCGACACGCTGTCGGTGATGCCGGCGATGCCAGATCCGATCTTGGCCTGGCTGAAGGTCGCGACCGGCGCGCTCTGCAGCGCGGACACGGCCACGTTGGCAACGACCGCAGGCAAGCCGCCGTCGATGACGTCCCAGACTGTCGCATTGATTGCGCTGCCTCCGAAGTCGTCGGACAGCAGGCTGTCCATTGACGTCCCGGAGGCGACGGTCTTGCCGTTTGGCGAGGAATATTCCGCGGAAGCCATGGGCTGAAGATCCTGTTCGAGGAAACCGGACGCGAGCCCCGCGAAGGGCTCGCGCACTCACGCAACAGACGATCAGATGATCTGCGCTTCGCTGGCCGCCTTGTTGTCGCTGGCGAAGCCGAAGCGGGGATCGACGCCGAACACGGTGCCGGCAATCAGCGTGGCCGCGACAGCCGGGGTGATCGACAGGCGGAACCACTTGAAGCCGTTGTTGAAGTCGAGATCCTCCTGCTTGAGGTTGATCACGGCCTGTTTGTTGTCGTCGGTATTGGCCTTGGTGAACTGCACGATGGCCTTGCCGGTGACATCCTTGGCGCCGGTGCCGGTGTTGTCGGTCGCCTGCTGCAGCTTGGCGTCGACGGTCGCGGCGGCGCCGATGGCACCGAGCTGCACCATGGACAAGTAGTTGTGGAAGGTGGTCGCATCGATCCAGCCGGAGGTCTGGACGGCGGCCGCCGACTGCGGCGGGATGGCGCCGACGATGGCGACGCGCTGGGACGGAAGGAGTGCGGGAGCTGCGGTCATGGGGCTTGCCCTATTGAGTTGTGACGGACGAAAGACGGCGCGCCGGTCGGCGCGCGGCCGGAGGTGTCATCAGCGAGCGGCGAGCGCCACGAAATGCGACTTGGCAGTCGCACCCTTGGCCGGCTGGACCGGCTTCGACAGATAGGGCTGGCCGCCGGCACGGATGATCCAGCGGAAGGCGGTCAGGTTCTGGTCGAAGAACAGATGGATCGACGCCGCGAAGTCGATGCCGCCGCCCTGCTTGGTCGCCAGCGCATAGCCGGAGAGATCGGCCAGCACGATGTCGCCGGTCGTGCCGACCGTCTGGCAATGCTCGTTGAACAACAGCGGGTCGCCGGCCAGCGTATTCTTGAACGGCGAACCGGTCAGCGCCTGGTTGACCGGCAGGAAGGCGGCATTGTTGCCGATGGTCATGGTGCCGAGCTGCGGAATCGTGTCGCGGTTGGCGAGCCAGATCGGATTTCCGCCGGGCATTTCGAACAGCCGCGCCATCATCTTGAGGATGTTGGCGGTCACGATGGTGCCGGCCGACTGGCCGCCTTCCGCCGGCGCCGTCACCAGCGCCGGGGACGCCATGAAGCCGAGCGGCTTGCCGTTGCCGTCGCCGAAGCACACGGCTTCGAACAGCTTCCAGCGGATCGCGCGCGCGGCCTGGACCGTGATGCGGTTCTGCAGCCGCGGCGCGTCATCGAGCACCTCGTTGGTCGCGAGCACGAACGCATACAGCTCGTGCAGCTGCAGGATCTCAGGCGTCAGGGCTGCCTTGCTGGCGATCATCTGCGTGCCTTCCGAGCGCCAAGCCGCCTGGACACCCGCGGCACCCCACGGCGTGGTCTCATCCTTGACGATGCCGACCGTGTTGCCCTGCGTCGGTTCTGGATTGCAGAAACCGAGCAGATCATTGTCGGCAAACACCAGGCTCCAGATCTGCTCGCGCCATTCGGTCGGGACCAGCACACCCTCACCCGACGACCCCTGGTTCTGCTGATAGCCGGAGGCAGCACCGGTGATGCGCGGATCCGCGATGCCGGCAACCTGGAAATTGCGCACGGCGACGGCGAACTCGGCCAGATTCTTGAAGCCCGCGGTGCGGGCCGGATCGCTGTCGTTCACGACGGTCGCGAGAGCCGGGCCGCCGAGCGCCGTGGCGCCGAACAGGCGGGCGCGCGAGGCTTTTCTCTCCTCGGCCGCGATCTCGGAATCCAGCTGCTTGACCTCGGCCTCGAGCGCATCGACCTCGCCCTCCAGCTTGGTCAGCTCGGCCTGCTCGGCCTCGGTCAGATCGGCCTTGTCGAGCAGCGCATTGAGACGGTCGAGCTTGCCTTTGCCGAGCCTGGCCTTCTCGGCACGGGACGCGCGCAGTTTCTTGAGATCCTTCATGGGATCGCAACTCCTGTTTAGAAGATTATGAGGGGAGCCCGGACGACGCAGATGCGATACATCCTGCGGTCCGGGCGGATGCAGAATGCTCGGGAATAGGGGACACTGCTTAATGCAGTCAGTTTTCAGAACGGATCCGACGCTACTACATTTAACGATGGCTTTCGGTACTTTGGCATGGATTGGCTTATGACTATTTATCGCTCTCGGGCGCTTCGCTAACGAATACCTCGTGGCGAGAGCACCTCGTCAGCCATCGGGGGAGGCTGACTCGCGCAAATTGATCAACTAACGACAGATCCAATCGCCTGCGTTTCGGCCATACAAGGCCTCGTTTCTCCAAGAATTGCGAAGCGGCTTTTCTGACCAGCGCCGCCGGGCGAAGAACCCGCATCAATGTTCCCGATGGATTGTAGTGAAAACCCGCAAGGAGAAATCCGAAGCCAACGTAGTTCAATGCTCCGGGAAAACCCCACCTAAAGAAATCACCAACACCGTCAAAATAAGCGTACCCAACCGATGTGCCGAGTCCAATTCCGCCGGCTCCGATTAGAAATTTCACCAAGCTAAGAATAGCGGCGCTTCCAATTTTTCGTACAAATTGAGGCGGTGATGCGCACCCAAAAAGGCCCGCAAGAACATATGCCAATATCTGCGGTCCAACTCCGAGGTATAACAGGCCGGACGCGAACAACAGTTCGTCATCGAAATCAGTGAGAGCGAGATAAATATAATCGTACTGACCAAATAGATCTAAAATATCTTTCCCTGAATGCAGCGCTCGCACTTCTACTGCTAGAAACACGAGAAAAAAACCGGAGAATATGTACCATAAGATATAGAGTTCACGCGAATGTCTTTCGCGCAACGCTAGGCTGCCAGCAACTAGGATAAACAAATTAATCGCGACATCAATTACATGTCCCAATTGCCGCCTCCATGACCCCGCTGCTAATAACTTCAGTTTATATCTTTGTCTATTTCACGCAACTCGTTTACATCAGGTCCCATCAAAGACGCTCGACGATCATTCGAAGGTGAACGAGGAGCGGCGGCGATTGCCGATCATTGCCGACCTCTTTGTCATGCTCAGCCTCGATACTAATTCATCGAACGTTGAAATGCGGTCAACCATACCGCGGGCAACCGCCTCGCGTGCGCCGAACATGCGGCCCTGGCCAAAATCTTCCTTCACTTTCGACTGCGTCACACGCCGGCCGGAGGCGACGGCGCGGATGAAATCGGCGCCGGCATCGTTGACGCGCGATTGCAGGTTGGCGCGTGCCTCGTCCGACAGCGGGCCAAACGGATGCGCCTCGTTCTTCTTCGGCGACTGTTCCGAGCGGATCATGGTCACCGTGATACCGGCATCTTCGAGCGCCTTGGAGTAGTCGACGTGCATCACCATCGCGCCGATCGAGCCAACGTCGGCGGATGGCGTCATGACGATCTCAGAGGCCTGCGAGGCGATCCAATAGGCGGCAGAGGCGGCCAGCGTGTTGACGCAGGCAACGCACGGTTTCCTTTGTGCGGCCTCGGCGACTGCCGCCGCTGCCTCCGCGGTGCCGGCGACGGTGCCGCCAGGACTGTCGACGTCGAGGATGATGCTGCCGACATCGGCGTCAGCGGCCGCGCGCGCGACCTGCGCCGCGATCTGAGCGAGCGAGGAGCCGTACCAGCTGCCCCTCGGCGTCAGCGGGCCGGAGACCGAGATCAGCGCGATCTTGCTCGGCTGCGTCGGCACACTGGCCACGGCCGCGGCGCGCTGTTCCTCGCGGGCAATCGCCCGCGCGAGGCAGCCGGTCAGCGCCTCCAAATCGAGCGCCACAACGGGGTCGATCGCGGAGATCTGCGCGATGACCTTCTGCAGGTGCTTGTCCTTCGCCATGGCGCTCAATCCTTGCTCGGCTTGTTCTCGTTGTCGGCACCGTCGCCGTCATCGCTGCCGGCGCCATCGGCCGCGCCAGCCGCCCCGCTCTTGGTCTGCGGATTGGTGTAGTCGTCGCCGCCTTCATCCGTGCGCGGCGACATGTTTTCGAAGCGCCGGATGTCGTTCGCCGAGAGCCATTCGCCCTGTCGGCCGATCAGATAGGCGCGATAGCGATTCAGCAGGTCCCCGCGCAGCAGTCCGGCGAAGTTGAATTCGATGAACAGCTCCGCATCCTGGCCGCCGAGGAAATCGCGCTCGGCGCCCTGCTCGATCGCAATGGCAAGCGGCGCCAGGCAGTAGACGACGAAATTCAGCGACTGCTGTTCGATGTTCGAGAACGTCGCCCGATCGAGCCGGCCGGCAAGGTGCGGCGGATAGGACCACAGGCCAAACACGTCGATGTCGCTGGCCTTCTCGGTCTCCAGCAGCTGCGCCTCGGCGTTGGTGACCTTGATAGGCGTGTAATCGACGCCATGGGTCAGTAGACGGTCGCGATGCCGGTTGCGTCCGGTGCCCATCGCGCGCCAATTGTCGAGAAACACGTCGCGATCGGCCTTGTCCTTGAACGTGCCGGGATGCTTGATCACGCCGCCGGACTGGCCGTTGTTCGCAAACCAGATGTCGCCGTATTCGTGCACGGCGATGGCACGGGCAAACACTTGCTTGGCGGTTGCCCAGATCGGCTCGCCGAGCAGCCCGTCCTCCTGCAGCGGGTTACCGCGAATGTGCCAGATCTCGTCGTCGCGATAGGTCTCGGTCGCGATCTGAGCGCCCTGCACGATCGTCCGCGGCGGATTGAACGTGTAGTACAGATGCCCGTCGATGCCGCGCTCCAGCTTGGCAAAGCGCTTGGGATGCAGGATCTCCAGCGAGCCGGCCGCGTAGTCATCGGCGCCGGGTTCGCCCGGAATGACGCGGCAATAGCCGTTGCGATAGTACGAGACATGCCACGCCAGCTCGCCGATGAATTCGGCCGGGGTCTGGCGCGCATTCGGACGGCAGCCGAGCAGCCGGGAAATCGGATGCTGCGGCAGCGCCTCGCGCGCGCCGTCTGCGCCCTTGCGGAACACCGTCACCGGCAGCGATGACATCGCCGAGGACAAGCCCTGGCGCACCGACTGCACGGCCGCGAGCTGCGACACGCGCTCATCGTTGACGACGACGCCCGCGATCGAGGGATATCCGCCGCCCCACCAATGCTCGCCCCAGACGTCGCTATGGTCCATCGCGCTATCGAGCACGCTGGCCATGCCGCGCAGCGCCCATCCAAGGCCGGAACGAAGTCCCATCAGACCACCATCAGGATGTCGGAGCCGGTCACCAGCAGACCGGCTTGAGGATTCCAGCTCATCAGGATCGTGGCCTGCAGCAGCGCGATCAGCGGGTCGATCTTGGCGCGCCCGGCGACCTGCTTGGTGATCATGTCGGCGTTGCCGCGCTGCTCAACCTTGGCGTTGCCAACGACCCAGGTCATCAGCGCCTGGTCGGCGTGGAAATACGTCCCATCGGCGAGCTTGAGATCGAGGCCGTACACCGCGGGCGCGAGCGCCGGGCCCTGCAGCAGCCGGCGGATCATGTCCTCGGTAATGCCACCCGCGAACAGCGCTTCGAACAGCGCCGCGGCGCGGTTCGGATCGATGCCGACCGCGTTTTTTTCAGGCAACAGGCCCGACGCCTTGATGCAGGCGACGAGACTGGTCAGCTCGGCCAGCGCCTCGGCGACCGGAAGGATCGAGAACGTCCCCTCCTTCTCGAAGTCGTCGAGATGCGCGGCAATTTCTTTGCGCCGCTCCAGCACGATCGGATCGGCCCAGCCGTAACAGACGGACAGCCAATGGCGCGTGCCCTTCTCGCGGCCCATAACGGCCAGGCCGAGCAGATCATCGCGGCCGCCACCGTCGACGCCGATCACGACCACCTCGGAGCGCTCCAGAAGCGCCTCCAAATCGAGCGTCTCGTCAGCCTGCGCGTCCCAAAGATCGGCGCCGGACCAGCCGTCGTCGTTCGTGCCGGTGCCGATCTCGATATTAAGATGCTGCGAGGCCCAAACGCTGACGGCGTCCGCACCCTTCTCGCGCTCGCTGGCAAAATCGGCCAGCATCGACGCGACCGTGATGGGACGGTTGATGTTCGGCATGACCATCGGCCAGACGGCGGGATCCATCCAGCGCGGCTCGACGCCGTGCTTGCGTTCCTCGCGCGTCAATGTCGCGATGTCGCGAGGCAGTTCGTAAAGCAGCGGCAAGGTCGGACGGATGATCTTGCCCCGGTAGAGGCCGTCGCGCACGTTCCGAACGAATTTCAGCTCGCTCTTGAACGCGCCGGCCGGCGCCTCATCGCTCTGCGTCGTGGTGATGACCAGCACGCCCTCCTCGGTCTTGTCGAGACCGCCGCGGATCTGGCGCAGCACGCGCGAGGTGTGCGCGCGCTTGCCGAGCAGGTGCAGCTCGTCGAGCAGAACGAAGATGAGAGCCATCGCGCCGGTCAGGATCTTCAGATCGAAGCTCGCGATCATGATCTCGGACTTGGTGACCAGGTCCTCGATCGTCTTGTCGTAGTCACGCGGCTTGAAGCGGCGCCGCAGATCCGGCGATTCCTCGATCATGCCGACCGCCTGCTCATAGGCGCGATCGGCGACGGCCTGCGTCTCGCCGAGAAACAGCGCGGTGCCACGCGGCCGGAAATTCATCAGCATCGCGACGATCATCAGCGCCGCCGAATAGGTCGTTTTCGACGATCCTTTCGGCACGAGCGCGAAGAAATCGCGGATCATGCGGACCCTGTTGACCGGATCCCAGGAGCCGAACACGGCGCGGACCAGGTCGCGGAACCATTGGCCGGCGGCATCGCCGAGGCGCGGCGTCCCCGGCACGTCCGGCAGCTTCAGCTCGTCGAAGAACGCCAGCCCCATGTCGGCCTCATCGGCGAACAACGGCAGATCCGGCAGCAGCGAGCGCCCGTTGCGGATGCGATCTTCCCAATCTGGGCAGGAGGTGTCCCAGCAACTCTTGTCGCGCGGGAAGCTCAACAGCAGCCCCTCCAGAGGTTGAGTTTGATTCGGATTCTTTTTCGACTACTATCGCACCATATCGGGCGATCTTAACCTGTCTGATCCAACAGTTAGGTCGGGTGCAGCTATGCGCGGTCAATGGTTTGGGAGTTTCAAAGGGGATAACGAGGGCACAGTCACAATTGAACTTGACGATCTCGGCGACCACTATGATGGCATGGCGTACGTCTTCTCCAGAGCGCCGGGAGTGCCTGGAGTCGCTGGCCGAATTCGAACGAAGGATAAGTCGCGCAGCTTCGCACTGCAGATACCCATCGAGATCATCACCAGCAATGGGACTATAGTTCCTTGGGACGCAGTCAAAGACAATTACAAGGGCGCTCCATTCGATCCCTTGCTAACTACGATCTGGTCGTTCGAACCCGGAATTGGGCTGGAGATCCAGTTTCACAGCGCCTCGGCGGGTAAGGGTACGGCCAACCTCTTACTATCGGACGGTGGTCGACCGCCTGAACGTCAGCCGCTCTCGACAGTGAATGATTGGGCTTCCTTCAAAAGGTATGCTCTAGAGAGGGATCCGGCCCGGTATGTTTATAGAGGCCAAGAAAGCAATACTTGGCGCCTGCGCACTTTCTTTCATCGTTCCGGACGGTCCGATCTTATGCGGTTTATAAGGAGCGATATCAACCAGTTACACGCGCACCTGAGCAGCTTGACTGAACATCATTTCAACCTAAAGGACGAGCTTGAGTACGCGGCTTTTTGCAACTTGGTGCAACATCACGGCTATCCTACTCCACTTCTTGATTGGACACGATCGCCTTTCATTGCTGCCTATTTTGCTTTTCGAAGGAGGAGAGCGGACGACGGCAATGCGCGTATATTCATATTCGATCGGCGCGAATGGCAAAAAGATGTCGCTAGATCACACTTAGTCACGGCAACTCTCCCACATTTCTCCTTGTTAGATCCGTTAGCCATTGAGAATCGTCGCATGGTGCCTCAGCAAGCACTTTCGACCGTTACAAACGTTGACGACATAGAAGAGTTCATAAAATTCATCGAGACTCGAAACGGAAAGACCTATCTGGAGGTAATCGACCTACCACTTTCCGAGCGACCGCAGATCATCCAGGAACTGCAATTAATGGGCATAACTGCCGGATCTATGTTTCCTGGATTTGACGGCGCCTGCGAACAGCTGCGCGAAATCAACTTCAATATCTAGCTGTCAACGACGCTTGCGGCGTCTTGGCATTAGTTTATGCGCTGCTGACGTCGAGCCATCAGCTCACCCATCGGCGTGCCTGCATCCGGCTGGTGCGCAGCGGCGAGCGCGGCTGCTTTCTTGCCAACCCTCTCCGGCTTCGCTGGTTTCTCAGGCTGCTTAGCCGTCGCCTTTAACGTCTGACCGAAATGCATCAGATCATTGCGGTCTATCAGCTGCAGGAACAGCCGGATCGCGGTCGCGTTCCCGCCTTGCACGGCCTCAAAGCCCTTCATCAGCAAAACGGCGTTGAGGCGGTCGCGGGCGACGGCCCGATGCTTCAACTCCGAAAAATAATGCTTCCGCAGCGTCGGCTCAGTGATGCGCAGTGCGCCGGCAATCCGCTCGTTGCTCCAGCCGCACGCCAACAACATGTTGACGCGATTCCTGTTTTCCAATGTCGGCACATGCTCCGGCCGCCCCCGTTTGCCATGGTTAGCCGGGATCGGATCGCCAAACAGATCAAAATTCAGAGCCACGACGAAAAAAACCTGCGAGTGAGAGAAGGGCCGGTCCGTGAAGATGGGGTGGCTAGAGATTGCACCACCCCCCTCCCTGAGCTGCAGCGGTCAGTGCCAGATGCCGCGCGTGTGGAGAGAGGATTGCTCTTGCTGCTGTTTGCGCTTGTCATGGCAAGGCTTGAACAGGGTCTGCAGATTCGCCTCGTTCCAGAACAGGCGCTCGTCGCCGCGGTGCGGGATCTTGTGATCGCACACGAGCAGCGAGGTGTTTGATTCGATACGTCCGCAGCCGCATTGGCAGGTGTAGAGGTCGCGCAGGAATACCTGCATACGCAGCCGCTGCCAACGCGCCAGTCGGTACCAAGCTTTCCAAGGATGCGACATGGCCAACAGCACAATGGAAGCCGCTTACCGGCCTCCAATACGTTGTCTCAAGGCTGCACAAAGGGCGAGCGAACCGCCAACAGTTTGCCTAGATTGGTGGAAGTGCAGGCACCGGCTTCGTTGCTCTGAGCCGATGCCGCAAGGGGCTCTTCCAATGTCATCCCGCCGCTGCATCTTCTGTTTGACACCTAGCACAACCAAGGAGCACCTGTTTGCTCAATGGCTCCGCGAAGCTTTCCCCCGAACGGCCCGCGACACGCGCACTATTGGCCTGACGCGATGGGGACAAGATAAGCGCGGAAAGGTTTATTCGATGCCCACCCGAGCAATTCGCCAAGGGCATTCCGGAACAACCACAGTGCCGTTCGTTTGCGCCGGCTGCAACAGCGGCTGGATGAGCCGAATGGAAACACGCGCACGACCGATCCTGCGTCCGCTGATCTACGGATTGCCGCACTCGATTTCGACATTTGATCTCAAGGTGCTTTCCGGGTGGATCGGCAAGACCGTGATGGTCGGCGAGTACCTGCACCCCAATCACATAGCCATTCCCGACAGCGAACGCCTGCGGATGTACGCGGAATTCGAATTACCGCCAACCTGGTCAATTTGGATTGCCGACTATCAAGGGTCAAAGTGGCGAAACCTCGCCATGTTCCACCACATGGGTCGTGTGGACCCAGACCCGACCGGGTCACTCCATCCGGACACGCACTTCACCAGCATCGGGATGGGTCGGCTGTTCATTCAGGCTGCGGCGACATCTAGTAGCACAACGATCGTGAACGAAAACGATGCTATGCGACAGATCTGGCCGTTGCCCAAAACAAACCTGAGCTGGCCTCCTGCCAGATTCATCGACGACGGTGAGGCCGACTTCATCGCAGATAGCTTCTCACGGGCAATGAATTTACCCCATGGGGGCAGTATACACATGTGAGAAAGCCCGGCTCGAGACCGGGCTTTGGGCAGATTCCACCTTTTTTCCGCGAACCAGCGTTCTGGCTGGTGGCAGATGCGCCGGAGTGGTTAGCTCCGTTCGAAGCGTCCTGGTGACCTTGGCCACCTGGCACCAAGCGCCAGAGATGATGCGCGCTAAGCTTCAACCGCTTCGATTTCACCCTCGTCGATGTCGATCGGAGTGATGCGCCCGAATATCTCAGCACCGACACTGAGTCGGCCCCTTGAGTCAATTCTCTCGACGCGAGCGCTGAAGTAACGGAACGGCCCGCTGAGCACACGAACCAGCTGGCCGACCTCGAAGGCGCGCGCCCGCTTGCTCTTCGGCGTGTTGGCGATGTCCTCGATTTTCCTGATGTCCTGAAACAGCTTGGGCGTAAGACGCGGCGTCCATTCGCCGAACCGCAGCAGTCCCACCGCGCCGTCGACACCACGCCAGCACTGCCAGCGTTCTTCGAAATCCGGGATCAGCACAGCGCCGAGGATCAAGGGCGACACCACGTCGCGACGCTCGATCCATTCGAAGCCGCGGCGCATGCGCCGGAATTCCTTCGACACGGTCATCACAGGCAGGTACGCGCTGATATTCCGCAGGCGAAAAGCCTTCATCACCTTCGCTTCGCAGTGGGGATGCGTGCGCAGGATGTACCAGCATTGCGGCACTGGCGCCGCCTCTGGCGCGTGGAGCTTGGCGAGATCCACGAACTCGACGAAATCCCCAATCTGATAGCCCATGTTCATGCGTTCTCCCCTGCTGCTGGCGACCATGTGCCGTCGCGGCGCGGTGGAAAGGGCCGCGGGACGCGAAAGCCGTTGATGGATTTGCGGACTCGGAAATTCGGATGCAGCGGCGACAGGCCGTGCACGGCCGGATCGTGCGGCTCGAGCCAGATACGTTCGGCCTTCGGCTCGACGCCGAGCCAGAGCTTCAGCCGGTCGCGCCAGGCCGCGAAGCGCTCCGAGCCCTCGGCGACGATCTCCCAGCTGTCGCGATCGGCGTCGTCGACGAACGCCGCCATCGCAACCAGGTCGGGCTGCACGGGCATCAGGCGCCAGACGCCGCGGCCGAGCTGCTGATCGGCGACGAGCACCGGATCACGCCGCTCGGCGATGCGCAGCGCGACCGTGAAGCCGGCTAGCTCATCGCCCTGGATCAACCGACGCTCCGGCGGTGGCGGCCGCTCGTCGGGCAACTTCGCGTTCGGAAATTCACGGAAGCCGCCTGAGCGAACCCAGAGATGAAACGCTCGCGGCTTCCATTTCAGCTTGCGGATCTGCGCCGCGTAGTCCGGCACGGCCGCTCTGCAGAGCTTCTGATCGTCCGCCGACAGGCTGCGGAATTCGGCGAGCGCGAGATCCCGCCGCATCGCCTCGTGCTCAGGATAGCCTGCCCACGCAGGCCCGAAATGCTCCGGCTCCGCTTCGCTTTCGTCACAAGCGTCAGCAGCCTCCCGCCCCCCGGAGGGGGGTAAGGGGGGAGATTCAGGTTCAGGTTCAGAGTTTAGGTGGTCGCAACAGTGCGAGGGCTGGCCGAGGGCTGGCCTAGGGCTAGCCGTTTCCGGCGGCTGATTTAGCCCTTGCTGCCTGCTAGGGCTAATCGCCGTTGATTTATCTTCGCTTTCCACGACGACGCCCCAGGCGCGCGCTTCGATCTCATCGCCGTCGCGGTCAATATGCAGCAGGATGAGATCGGTCGAGCGCTTGCCCCGGCCGTCGCCGTTGCGCACGCCGCGATCGTCAATCCACTGCGCAATCCGCGTGATGGCGCCGATCTCTTCCAGCCAGATCATGCGGCGCCTGACAGTGTCGACCGACAGATCAGTGTCGAGCGCCAGCTGCTCAAGCCCGACGAAGCATCGCGCCTCGCCATTGACGTAGAGCGCGAGCGACCGAAGCACACTCTTCGCGTTCGGGTTTCGAAGATCCAGCGAGCGCGCCCAGGCATGGGCCTCGTCGGAGGCGATGTGCCGGGCTCGGCGCTTCTCGCGATGCGCAGTCATGTCGGTCTCACTTCCAGAAGGTCAGATAACGCAAGCCACGGAACGGACGCAGGCGCGGGCTCAGGGCCGCCCCAGCAACAGGATCTCGACGACGCGCTCAGGCGCCATACGGGCCAGCGAGCCGCGCTCGACGGCAACGGCCAGCCGCTCCAGCCACTCGCCGCGCAGTCGCTTGAATGGCTGCGGCTGGCCCTCGGCGGCCCCATACATTTCGAGCTCGCCCAGCTCGCCGCCGCGGACCGCGAGCAGGCAGATGATGTCGGCCAGGCGCGCGGCGTCATCGTCCGGGCGAGCGAGCGCCTCGATCAGCACGTCGCTCATTCGGCAGCCTTGCCCCTCGCCTTGACGAACAAATACTCAAAGCAGCAGCCGCCGCCTGCGCCGTGGAACTGCAGATCGGGGCGACGGCGCTGGACCAGGACGCCCTGCTTGGCCTGCGCGCAGAATTGCGCGTTGGCGCGGACGGCGTGCAGCTCCGGCGCGCCCACGGCGCTATAGGCGAGATCGCCGGTCGCGTAGATGATCCTCGCGCCAGGCTCGGCATCGCGCACGGCCGCGATGAATTCATCTACCGAGAGATGCCGTGTGCCTCTGGTGTCCATGGTTCCCCCGTTGCCTTCACCTGCTCACAGCGCGCGTCGCATGGCGGCGTGCGGCCGCCGTCGTCGATACGCTCCTCATCGCGCCAGAACTCGGTCCAGTAGAGATCGCGACCGCCCTGCCCCTCGTGCCGGCCGACCTTCACCATTTCGCAGCGGGCACACTGCCGCTCGCTCTTGTGGGGAAAGCGAACCTTGTCGCCCCAGCGATGACGGACGGAGGTCATTGCCCCTCCAGAAGATCCGATTGCTGCTCGGCATGGCCCGCGCCCATGTAGCCCATCGCGACGAGCGCCTGAGCAACCAGGTGCCAGACGTGCACGCGAAGCCGCGGGTACTTGGTGACATCGGCAGTCCGCTGCCGAATGAGCCGCGACAGCTGCTGCGCCGAGCGGCCGCGGAAGGTCTCCGCGCGGTAATCGCCATGCTCGCGGGTGCCGCCCACATTGCAGATGCGCATTCGCGCAATCTCGGTGACTTGGCGCGTCACGGCGGAATGCAGCTCGACGCGGACGATGATCATCGGCGATACCCCGCCAGATAGTCCGCGCCGCCGACCTGATAGGTGATGCCACTGCGGTACTCGACGGGCACGCCATTGAAGCGTGCCATGCTGATGCCCGCCTCCATGCCGGCGGAGATGCCGCGGTCGGTATAGACGACGACAGCGTCGGCGAGATGCATCCACGCGTGGCCGGCATTGATGCCGTGCGCGCGCTCGCGCTGGACGTTGTCGTCGAGAATACCGGGCTGGGTGTAGAGCAGATGCGAGACCAGCGGCGCCTCTCCGCGCAACAACGCGTCTTTTACGCAAGCGCGCGCATAGGCGACGTTGCGGACGATGTCGCCGGCATAGGGTGACTCCAGGATCACGCGACGCATCTGCCGCGGCGTCAGCGTCTGACAGGTGAGGATCTCAGCCATTGCCGACCGCTCCCTTGATGCGCGTCTCGTTGGCCTGCAGCCATTCCAAGGTCGCGGCGGCCGCTTCGAGCCGCGAGATGTGGTATTCCGCCTGCGACCGGCTCATGCCTGGCTTGACCTTGCGCTCGCGGATCTCGACGTTGATGGCGCCGATTTGTTGCCGCAGCGGGATCTTGTCGCTCATGCCCGCGCCTCCGCGGCGCCTGCGAGCGCCGTACCTACCAGCTGCGCCAGGAAGGCGCGGCCCTCGTCGGTGACCGAGATCCGCTTCGTCGACGCGTGCGCGAGGCCGGCGCCGATCAGGTGCCGCGCCATGCCGCTGTCGATCGCCTCGCCCGCGTCGATCGCGAGCAGCGCCGTCTGCATCTCCAGCTCGTCCGACGTCAGCGGCAGGCGCGTCTGCAGATGGCCATCGACGATCTCGCCCGGCAGCCGGTCACGGCGCGCGAGATCCATCTCGGCCTGTTGCGACGTGCGGCGCAGGAACGGCGGAATTTCGAGATCGGGGAATGCGGAGCCAGGTCTGCCCGCCGGCGGAACGACGGTGTCGGCTTCGGGGTCCTGGTCGACCGGAGCCGGTTCGACTATCCCATCTTCCGACGCGGAAGGCGGCTTCGGCGGGGCTGGCTGATCTGCGGCATGTGGGGACTCGCCGCTGTCCGCAAACTGAGCATCGTCGGGCGCATCGAAGCCCCAAGCTTCCCAGCCTGGCCGGCGACGGCGCGCGTTGAATTCCACCTTCGGCACGTTCGGCCAGTGGAATTCGATGATGCTGTGAATGTTGTCCGGCTTCTCGCTATGCGCCCCGACCGGCTCGGTGAACACGCTCCGGAAATGCGCCGTGGCCGGCGGCACGACCTTGCCGCGGACGCCGACCAGCACGATCTCGTGCTCGCCGGTGAACCAATAGCCCATGCCGCGCGCCTCACCCATCCGGCGCTTGTCCCAGACCAGATGCGTGACGTAGGTGAAGCCCTGCAGCTCCAGCACCTTGATGGCGAGCGCGAGGTGCGGGATCGTCGTCCACTTGAACAGGATGCAGTCATCGGCGAGGCAGGCGAAGCGCTCGGCGCAGCGCGCGACGATTTCCTCAGGCGTCCGCGCCTCGGCGGCCGTCTCATAGTGCATCGACGGATGCCGCTCGGTGCCGGTCTCGGCGGACCACGTCGCATGGTCCCATTCGAAATCCTCGATCGCGACGCCGAACATCTTGTCCGGCAGCGCCTGGATTTTGCGGCCGAGCTTGATCTCGCGCTCCGCTCGCACTTCCTTCTTCGCCGCGATCTTCTCTTTGCGGATCTCCTTGATGACCGGCGCCAGCGCCTTCTTGATCTCCGGCGTCAGCCGCCCTTCGGCATCGCGCGGCAGCGCTGCCACGATCTCAGCCTGGCGCTCGGCCGGCTGCGCGGCGATCTGCTCCGCCACGGAGACCTTGAGCTGGCCGCGCTCGACCGCCGCAACGACCTCCGGGAGCGCCGACTGCACGACCTTGCGGCCCGCTGCCGCCGAGCGCTCGCTGACGTTCACGGCTTCCGCCGCGGCAGCCGTCGAGACCTTCTGCAAATTTGCAGAAGGTTGAAGATCGGTCCGGTGCCCCTGCCGCATGTTCGCGAGCCGGCCGGCGACGATCGCGCGCTGGCTCTCGTCGAGCTGGCGCCGCTTGAGGTTCTTCGACAGCACGTAGGCGAGCAGGTCGCCGTAGTCGTCGGCATCGCCGTCAGCGTAGAGCCAGGAGCGCCAGGGCTGGTCCTCGCTCACTAGGTCGGCGGCATTCAGCAGCCTGCCTTCGTGCATGCCCCAGCCCGGCCCGAGCCGCTCGCCCGTCGACATGATCCAGACGAGCGCCCGGTAACGGTTGCGCCCGTCGAGGATCTGATAGCTGCCCTCGATCTCGATCAAATCGATCTGGTCATGCAGCCCGTTGACGCGGATATCCTCAGCCAGATCGTAGAAGTCCTGGCCCTCGATCAGCGGAAACAGATCGGCATAGGGATGAAACGAAAGCTGCTTCATCAGAACGGCACCTCCGCAGGCTCCCGCGCCGGGCCGAGATCCGCCAGCAGCTGCAGGACGATGGAATCGAGTGAAGGGATGCGCTCGCGCGGGGTGCGGTTGCCGCAGTTCTGGCGATGCGTCAGCCAGCGCAGATTGCAGCGGCGATTGTCGAGCGTCTGGCCGTTGATGTGGTCGACGACGTGCGTCCGCATGAAGCGGTCCGAGCGCGGATCGGCCTTGATCATGATCTCGCGATGCATCCGCACCGTCGCCCGGTCGGGCCCGACATTGCGCTTGGCGTACTTCTGCCAAGGCGTGCGCGAGCCCCAGGACACGTTCCAGACGGTCTCGGTCAGCCAGGCGGCATCGGCCGCATCGACGAGACACCAGACGTTGTCGCGCGCCGACAGCATGATGCGGCGCCACGGCGTCGCGGAGAGATCGAGGAGGTCGACCGTCTCGATCTCGATCTGATGCCGGGCAAGGTTGAAGGCTTCGCGGATCATGACGGCCAGCCCTCACGAAGCCTTGCGCTTGTTCATGAACTCCTGGAACAGCGGCGGCACGTAGTCCTCGGCGAACGACTTGCCATCCGCCGTGCGCCACAGCCGCATCGGCTGGCCGCCGACGCTGGCGATGATCTCGCCATTGACCGGGATCAGCAGCTGCAGCGCCTCGATCACCTGGTCGCGGCCGAGCCCAGTCTGCGCCAGCTCCGCCACCTGTTGATGCAGCGGGTGCTCAGCGGTCATGCCGAGCGCGTGCATGTAGAGGGCGTCGACCGACTCCTGCTCGGTCAGCTCGGCCTGGTCCTTTTGCCGCCGCTTGATGATCCGGCGCATCGACTTGGTGTCGATGCCCTGCGCCTTCGCTTCGGCGAACAGGACTTTCTGGTCATCCTTGAGCGCCTGAATTTCCTCGACGATGCGCTCGATCCGCTCGACGTAGGAGCGCAGCAGCTCGCGGCCCTCGGTGGCAGCAATGGTCATCGGCGCGGCTCCGCAGCAGCGTCGATGGCATCCGCCAGGACGCGGTAGAGCGAGCTGGACGGCAAGATCCAGACTTCGATCACGCCACCCTTACGGGCCACGACCGTCTCGATCCGATAGAGCTGGTCGACCGGCGGGACCCGATCGGCAAACTCAGGAGGCAACCCGGGCAGAAGGTTGCGCAGCTCGGACAGGACAGCGTCGAGCTTCGAGCAATTGGCCTTGAACGACATCGATTTCAGCGCGCTCATCGGTCAAACTCCCGGAGTTGCACGTCACGCAGCAGCGACGGATCGGCGCGCTCGGCGGCCAGCTTGAACAGCCCGGCGGTGCGCAGCGCGCGCATTGCCGTCATCGCGACGTCGACGAGCACTTGGCCGCCGAGCCCGCGGATGCGGACACGGACCGCGAGGTCCTCGCGGACCGACAGCTCCATCACATGCGGCATCGAGGCGACCTGCTCGGCGCCGATGACGGCCTCGTCAGCGAGCCCCGCGGCGTCGCCGCGCGCCGTCAGCTCTGGCTGCGCCCTCATTCGGCGTCCTCCCGATCGAGGCGCGCCAGCTCCAATTCGAGCTTCAGCTTGCGCATCGCCTTGCGAACCGCGCGCGCCGTAGGGTCTTTGACGTCCGGATCGATGAGGCCGAGGACGGCGTCGATGACGAGCCGCGTCTGGCAGAGCGCGACCAGCATGTCGCGATTTTCCACGCGATGCCCGGACAACAATTTCTGGCAGATCGAGAGCGGCTCTCCGGTCAAAAACTGCAGCTCTTGCGCGGCCTTAACCGCGCCGAGCGAGCCCCGCACATTCTGCATAACGGGCGAAATCGGATTCCCCTTGGGGCAATTCCGATTCCCGTCGGGGAAACGGCCTGATTTGGCCTTTGCGCTCCCACCGGATAGCTTGCTGGTCATGACGCACCCTCTTCAGCAGCAACCACAGATGGCGCCTGCAGGAAGTCGGCAGGCTCCAGCGAGAGACCGGCAGCGCGGGCATGATCGAGAAGCTTGAGAGCGTCAGCGGGCGGGACAAAGCCGCCGGTCCCGCCGCGCTCGGCCGGATAGGTCCAGCGGTAGATGCCAGTCACGTGCTTGCCGACGATGCGGGCCGCCGCAGCGTAGCCACCCACCTTGTCGATCACGGATTTTGCGGGGTTGAGAATCATCGCGGCGCAATGCTTGCGATAATCGCAAATACCTGTCCAGACGAATTTGCGAAAACCGCGATAGACGATCTTGCGATTTCCGCAAATGATAGGCGGATGAAGGACTTACAACTACAGCAGCGCCGTTGGCTCAGTGAACAACTCAAGGCGCGCGGCCGTGGCGCCCGCAGCGCCCTGGCGAATCATCTGGGCATTCGCACCGACGCGATCAGCCGCATGACCAACCTGGACGGCGCGAAGGAGAACCGCGAGATCTCCCTGGCCGAGCTGATCGGCATGGCCGAGTTCTTTGAGGACGAGCCGCCCGGACTCAAGGAGGCCCGCAGCAAGGCGAAGGACATTCGTGACCGGACCGAGGCCAAGATCACGCGCGTCCCCCTGCTCGATACCGTGCCGGCCGGCAAGCTAGCCGCGCCGATGTCGCAACTGCCCATCGACCAGGTGCCGCTGCTTGCCTTCGCCGACCTCGGTCGCGGCGATTTCATCGCCTTGACGGTCAGGGGCGATTCCATGGACCGCATTTCGCCGGAGAGTTCGACGATCATCGTCAACAAGGCTGACCGAACCCTCGTCTCGAATAAGGCATACGTCTTCTGCGACCGAGGCGAGGTCACCTTCAAGCTGTGGAAGCCGGATCCGCCGCGGTTGGCGCCGCTTTCGACAAACCCCGTCCACGAGCCGCGCTATCTCAAGACCAAAGCCGAAGCCGAGCGAATGGTGGTCGGACGCGTCAAACGATCATTCCTGGATCTCTAAACCATGCCGATCGGCAAGCTGGAAACCTTGGTCGCGAACCAAAGCGCCGATTAGATTTTGCGATTCTCGCAAAATTAAGTTGAAATGAATTTGCGATTGCCGCATAAATACTCCCGTGATCAACCCACGGGGATTTTCCAATGCGACGCATCCGCTATTGCAACCGACTGCCCGGCCGCGCCAGCCGCGTGCCGCCTCGTCCTGCCATCGCCGGCTTCATCAGCACCGCCCTCGTCCCGCCGCGCGCCGCTCTGGGCACCGAGGCCGCCATCATCGCGCAGATGGCCGAAGACATGCGCGAAGGCGCAGCCAGCGGCGGCGGCATCACCGAGAACGACCTGATCAGCCGCGGCTACACCGCCGCCCAGGTCAAGCTGCACGCCGGGAACGCCCGCGCGCTGGCACAGCGCCTCGCCGGCCCCGCGCTCTAACCTGTTCCTCCCTGACTGGCGGCCGGGTCGACCGCCCTCCGATAACAAGCCCGGCCGCCGCTTTTTTCAGAGTTCGGTCATGACCCCTCAACAGCACGCCGACCATTTGCTGCACGTCTGGCAGATGCAGCGCCATCTGCCGCCGGCCATGCGCCGCCTTCCGGCATTTCCGCCGGTCATCATTGCCAGCGTCCGCGCGATGGACATCGCGCCAACCCTGCAGATGCAGCCGAGCCTCGATCACGTGCTCGACGCCGTGGCCGCCGCCTTGAACGCGCCGGAGCCCGCAGGCGGCTGACCATGAGCTACAAGGTTCACACAGACCACCTTCGCCTGCTCGAACTCAGCCCCTTCGAGCGGCGCCTGCGCGGCGGCTGGCGCTGGGGCACGAAACGCATTTCCGATGCGGTCGTGGCCCGCCTGGTCGACAGCCGCCGCGCCGAGATCCGCGGCGACCGCGTCATCGCGGTCGCGGCTCCCACCACGACAGGAGGCGCCATGGTCCCATAGCGCTGCGGAGAGGGACCCGCCCTCTCACAATGTCCCAGCCGCCTCAGGCCGCCCCTGAGGCGGCCCATTCATTTCAGCCAGATGGAGCCACCGTGACCGAGATGTGCAAGCGTTCCTCTGCAGCCCCCGTGAACAACGGCCGCAAGACCCCCGGCCAGCTAGCCTATGAGGCCGACTGCGCGCTGCAGCCGAACTACGGCCCGCGCGACGGCCACCAGGAAGGCATGCCGCGCAAGACATGGGACCAGCTCAGCGACATCGCGCGCGACAGCTGGGAGCGCAATCCGACCGTGCGGGCGTATCACCGTCCCGTGGACCGCGCGGAGCCGCGGGGATGACCCGCCAGGTCGCGCTCCCGCCCACCCTGCCCCCGCGGCTGATCGGCCGCGAGGCCGCTGCGGCCTATGTCAGCGTCTCGCCCAAGACCTTCGACGTCATGGTCAGCGAAGGCCGCATGCCGCAGGCACGGGAGTTGACACCGCGGCGCTGGGCTTGGGATGTTCGAGAGCTGGACGCCGCAGTCGACGGCCTGCCCCGCAAGGGCGGCCCGGCGGACCAGGACGAGACCGGCATGGTGCCGGCTGACGACTTTGGATGGGATGATTGATGCGGCGCAGGCTGCCCCCGAACGTCGAGCGCAACGTCGTCAAGGGGCACGTCTACTACGCCTATCGAATCGGCAAGGGCCCGCGCGTCAAGCTCCCAGATCCGTCCTCCGAGGAATTCGGCGCTGCCTACCAGGCTGCGATCCAGGGCGCCGCGCAGACCCGTCCTGCGCCGAGCCAGGACGCACCGCAATCGCTTGGCGCCCTCATCGCCTCCTACTACGACAGCGACGAATTTCGTTCGCTTCGCGCCTCCAGCAAAGAGGGCTATCGCCGCCGGCTCGAGTTGATGCGGGCCGCGCACGGCCATCGCTCGGTCGGCGGCCTCACGCGCGAGCGCATCGAGGCGAAGATCCTCAAGCCGCTGTCGAACAAGCCCGGCGCCCGGCTCGACACGCTGAAGAAGCTGCGCATCCTGATCCGCCATGCCAAGGCGCTGAAGTGGCTCAAGGTCAATCCGAGCGAGGGCATCAAGCGCGGCAAGTCGAAGGAGATCCGCGGGTGGACGGACAACGAGCTGGCGGCCTTCGAAGCGCGCTGGCCCTTTGGCACGCGCCAGCGCGCCGCCTATGAGATGATGCTCAACGTCGGCACCGCGCGCGCCGATACTCACCTCACGACCTGGACGCAGGCCGACAACGAGGTGTTCGAGTATACGCGACGCAAGACCGATGTCGCCGTCCTGGTGCAGCAGGCGGATTCGTTGTGCCAGGCGCTCGCCGCACTACCGCGCCGCCACGTCACCATCCTGGTGACCGAGTGGGGCAAGCCGTTCTCGGTCGATGGCTTCTCCGGCTGGATGCGCGACGCGATGACGGCTGCCGGTTTGCCGCTCGACTGCAAGCCGCACGGGCTGCGCAAGACGCTTGGCCGCATGCTGGCCGATGCCGGCGCGACCGCTCACGAGATCATGGCCGCCCTCGGCCACATGACGCTGGCCGAGGCCGAGCGCTACACCCGCGAAGCCGACCGCCGCCGCGGCGGCAAGCGCGCGATCGTCAAGTTGGAAGATCACAAGGCGAACAGAATTCCCCAAACCTCTTCGGGTCGTTTGGGGAAAGGCAAAAGAAGCTGAGGGGTCCTTACAATCGCGCGCCGCATTTGCGATGCACGACTGGCAAGCTTCACCACTCGCCTCTCATCATTCAGCCATCACCACTGCGTGCTTTCCGATCCTGCGCCTTACGCGAGGCCCGCCTAGTAGCTTGTATCAGATTGATTTCTCCTTCGGGCTCCTGAGGAGCAATTTTGGTGTATGGCCTCCGTCGAAGATGAAATTTTCGACCGAGCGCCACATCTAGTCGAATGGCGACCTCGATTGCATTTCGGGACAGCATTACGAATCTGTCAAAGTCGACGTGGGTCTTCTGATGAAGCGCGAAGTCCAGACCTGCGTACGACTTTCTGCCGACACGCTTAAGAAATACCTCGTTCACGACCCCTCGGTTGTGCGTGTGAATGTTCCGAAGTTCGGCAAGGATCGTAAGCCGCGCTCGCTCATCGTCATTAGCGAATAAATCGATGCCTAGCCGATCCCTCACATAATCTTCGACCCCCTTGAGACCGCCGTAAGCCAACTCGTTGACTTTTTTGTCGGCCATATATGCCACCAGTTCCTTCACCCGCGTGAACTGGAGGACCTCTTCGTTAGTTAGGCGCTCGCTAGAACGCAGCACTTCCGGCTTACGCCTCAACACGAGTTGGAGCATCTCCGAAATGTAGCTGAAGAAGTTGTTGGCCATACCGACTACCATGTTCCGAGACAGCAACGGCGAGTAGCGACGCAGTCGTTTGAAGGTGGGGCCATCCCGAAAGTGCGCTTGAGTGTCTGGCTGCTGAGCTTCCGGCTGCTCGTCTCCGGTATTTTTCAGTGCATTTTTGACCGTTCCCAAGACCTTCTCAGTAACTGCTCTCATTTCGTCGACGTGCGCCGCCGTTATCACCGTGAAAAAGAACGCTTGAACCAAATCGTCGTATTCACAAATGAACCGAAAGAGCGGATCAGAGCAGCTTCCCAAGCTTCGTGGATCGTAGAGAGCCTCGAACGTGCGCTTGACTTCTTCGTCGCTGCGGGCGTCATCAGGTCGCCGCGAGTCCTTCTGGATCTCAGCCGCTGCTGTCAT